TACATGAAGAAGAATGGAAAGCCTCACACCTTTGTGGATTGTGACAAGGGTGACTGTGGTGATATGGATGCTTTCCCAACTCTACAGGGTCCCAATGGTGAAGAACTTGTTGGGTACAGTGAGATCTAAAATTAGATGCCACGTACAATCTGGAGAGAGAGAGCGAGAATGAAAGCGTCCAACATAGTGTTGATGGGCTTGAGCACGCTGATGTGCTTCACGAGAGAACGGTTCCATACGACACGGAGAAGGAAGGTGCTGATGAGGATGGTCAGCACGAACACGAGAAACTCCATGAGCGCGTCAGAGCGAGTCTTGGCCTTGGTTACTTCTTGAATCATTTATTAGATGTGGATATTTTTTTCTACAACCATTACAAATGAAGGATCTTCCTCTGAGTGGTTCCGAAAGTAAGTTCACCAATCGGAGGTGGGGTTCTCAGAAAGGTATTGGGAATAACAACTGTTATGCCTATGCCGTGGGTGACTATGAAGCCTATAGGTGGCAAAAGTCTATCCCTGGTGATCGGTCTGGACTCTCAAATGGGAATCATTCGTATACACACTGTACAGGTTTACCAAAGCGTGTTGTCTCGGATAATCCCAAAATAGTCTACAAAACTAGGGCCAACGAGAAGTGTAAAAAGGGGTACTATAAAGTTATGATGTTCGTCTCTCCTGGGCGTCCATCGAACTATATCCGTCAAGGGGATTTTCACTTCTACAAACAACATGGAGTTGTTGAATACAAAATCAAACCTGGAGATACGGTAGCATCTACAGCCAAGTTTTTCAAGGTTCCAGAATCTCGGGTAAAGAGAGCTGGTCCATTTAGGGTTGGCAAGCGTATCATATTCAAAGCGAATGTGTTCAGTCACAAGCGTGGGTGGGCGACAGGTCCACTTCTGACTGATGCAAAAGGTAACGCCATCAAGGATCCTCGTAAGGCTTCTAGGAACTATCCTGGGTTGAACTATGAAACCTATTGTAGTTCATTCTGTGTCAAGAACCGAGGGATCAAAGTCGGTAAGACTCACCCCAAGGTCCGCAATAATACTGTCTAGGTCGGGTTGGTTTTCGACATCAAAGGTAATGTCGAAAAGATCTAGTACGTCGAATATCGAATCTTCGTTCAAGGACACAGAGTTTGCAGTCGCTGTGTAATTGTTTTGAATCGTGACGACAATTTTAAACTGTGAAGCGTCAAAAACCTTTCTACAGGTGGGGCATGTATTTTTACCCTGTTCTTTCCATTTCTCTAGACAGTGGGAATGAAACACATGTCCACAACGAATCGGAGGATTTGTCCTCGTCGTTTTGACTTCATTGAGACATATGGCACATGTCGACATTCTAGAGTATGGGTTTAAAGTTTTTTTCGTGATTTTGCTCACCTAATAGATATCAGGGATCTTGAGAAGGGGTTTGTCACAGTTGTTACAGTTCGCCTTACCCTGTTCTTCCTGTACCTTGGAGAGAAGACTGGGACCCTGGGTTTGAAGCAACTTACGGTACGAGTAGTTGTCCTCGAAAGTGATGTTGTTTTGCTTCATCACATAGTTGTTGAAAAGCTGGGCAGAAGAGTTTATGGTGAAACACCTACCGTCGGCCATACCAAGTCGCTGAGACATTTTGTTAATATTACATCAGAAATTAATTTGTCTATTGGTGATCGTCTGCATCCAAGATTGAAAACCCTTCTCTCTGAGTTTTTCAATCATTGGATCACATTTGTATCCTAAAAAGATGTCAAAGACATCAGTCTCTTCAGTTCTCGACACTCGAATATCTGGTTTCTCATTTATGTGCTGGTTGATGATGTTATAGGCAAAGGCAATCTCCTTCAGAGTCTCAGCTCCTGTAATGATAATCTTACCTGTGCTGAAGATACTACAAGTAATCTCCTTCATATCCTGTGCGGGTTTGAACTTGATCTTGACTGCCGAATATCGATCGGGTTCGAAGGAAACTTTAAAGATGTCTTGGTACTCCTCAAACCAGTCAGCCACTTTCATAAGGTTGATGTTATAGTTGAGGCTGAAGTTGGAGTTGATCATCACCACACGGAAAGCGTCGGTTGATAGATTGATATCGAGCCCCAAAAACACCTTGAAGATGTAAATGAGTTGTGTGATGATACGCTTACAGTCAAAGAGATCGCAACACCCTGCGACTTGGATACTTCCATTTGGAAACACTTTGACCGATTTGGTACTATAACTGTCATGATAGGTGAGTGTTACCTGATTATAGAAGGTTGTAGGCTTCAATTTCCATTCAAAACCGTCTGTACTGGTTCCACTACGCTTGAGACGATACGACCCAACTCGTTCGAATGTTTCGCGAAGTCTTTTAATATCAATCGTCTGAATAAAGCTTGACACCATTGTGATTGTGGTAATCTTGACCCACGAAGGACGGGTCTCATCAGGTAAGTTTTTTCGCATCTCATCTAGGGTGAGGAGATATGAAAAACTATTATTTGCGATAGTCGAATACATTTTTGGACATACTTTTCAGAAAACGGATGGTTCACTTAGGTGTTTAAAGAAATTATTCGTTCTTTAAATACATGTCTTCATTTTTGAAATCTGCTAAAGCAGTTCATGACGTTGAGTCTGATCTGGCTTACATAGAAATCTATTATGACAAGTACACAAAGACTAAGGGGTACAAATCATTCACAGACTACATCAACGCGGAACCCCTTGGCGACTGGACACAAATTCAGAGTGAACAGAGGGACATTCGTTATGATAAGTTTCTCGAAACGATGGTGACAAGTACCACTGAAGTTCAGCAGCGTCTCGCGGAGCTTGCACTCGAAAATGTACTCATCTACGACCAAGATGATCGCACATATGTACGCCTCGCACACACCGTTAAAATTCTTGATCCAACATTCCAACCACCCCGTGTAAATATGGAGAGTGCTTGGCAAATGGAGTTTATTAAGAAGTTTTGCAAGAAAACGCTACCTGGTGTTATTCAGGAGTGTACGAACACTTCACGTCTCACACATTTCTTCAATATCTTATGTGTATTACAGCTAGCATGACCAAGAAGATGACCAAAAAGAGCCCAATGTAAGACATTTTAGACTTATTGGAGACACCAACCTTGAGACGTTTCTTCTCTTTGCAAGTGAAGCCTGTGTCGATGTTGCGTTGAGGATGAACACTCTTCAGGATAATACAAGGTTCAGTCTCATCCTTGCAAGCGTTGGTCTCACAAAATACACTCTTCCTATCGGCTGGAAGTCCAGTCCCCTTGTTTACTTCCTGAAAATCACTAAAATTACCCGTCTGTCGAACGCCACCTGGAAGGGAGAAATCGTGTTGGACAAATGGATTGACATCATCGATGGCATACTCATCGTCGAGCATATGTTCACTCATCGTTGTTACTACTACTTCAGATTATATTTTTTCTCTCGCATCTTGTACCGATGTTCTTCCCACATCTTATCTAGATCGACGTTTAGCATATGGGCTAGTTGAAAGAGGTAACTAAATACGTCACCCATTTCCATCATCACATCTGTACCCCTCTCTTTCTTGAGGTTCATTTTTTTGAACGTCTTCTTATACTGTCGGATGGCAGATGCAAGTTCTCCAAACTCTTCCGTCAGGAGAAGCCATACTGTGTCTACAGCCGCTCTGTCCCAACCCTTAGATTTACACACCTTTTCCGTTTCATGTTTATAGTAGTTCAAACTCATTACTTATATTAGGATGGATTCCAATCTTTAATTGATTCCGATTTTGTCATTGAAGTCAATCTTTTTGCCGACAGTACTGGTGTTGATGGGTTGGTCTAGCAGTGTACGAGTCGTGTCAATATCATTCGCATACGCGATGTATTGGGATACACCCGTTTGGATTTGAGACAACGATGTCTCGATGACTTTGGTGTTCATGTATTTCACTTGCTCGTTGATCTTGGTGTAGTGATCACCGGCATTGTTGATGAAGACCGCACGCATGATCGCATACATGTCATCTGGGTTCTGGTAATCTATGGCGATACCACTCTTGTTCTTAAAAGTCTGACGAACCCCACGCTGAATAAGATTCTTGTTGAAATCCGAAAAAAACAAAGTGTTCAGTGGAGTTTCACACTGCTGGAGAGAATCAAGGTGGAGGTTATCACACATTTAATATATCCTCGGAAAAAAATTGTGTGTAAATAGTAAATGTTGAACATCGCCGACTTCGATGAGGCGTATGCCAACAAGCCATCTAATGTTGAGGAAATTCCATGCAAACCCCCAGCCTGCTTCGTGGGTTCCTACGCCCCAGTAGCCAAGGCTGGTGAACAGGGTCCATTCTTCGTGAACACCTACCTTCTCCAACCTAACCGCAAGTTCGAAACTTTCGGAACTGTCCCTGTGAGGAGCAAGGATCTTGAGTGCAAGAAGTAAGTTAAAAATAAAATTAGAACCTTAGATATATGAGGGTCATTAAACGCTCAGGTCGTATTGAGGATATGAAATTTGATAATGTCACCAATAGGATCAAGAACTTAACGTATGGACTCTCTGAAAAATGTGATTCTACCAAGGTTGCGCAACAGGTATTCTCCTCGCTATATGATAATATCACAACACAGGAAATTGATACACTCTCTGCTGAGATTTGTATTGGTATGATCACTTCCGACCCAGATTATGAAACCCTCGCGACTCGCATTGTAGCCAGTAACATCCACAAAGTGTGTCCCAACAACTTCCATCTCGCGATGCGAAAGCTTCATAAGGCTGGTGTCGTCACTGATCAGATTGTCGAAGTCGCTCAGCAGGTGAAGAGTGTCATCGATACCGATAGAGACTTCGAGTTTGGATACTTTGGTCTCAAGACACTCGAAAAGAGTTATCTCCAGAGGGTTGATGGTAAACTGGTTGAAACTCCCCAGTACATGTTCATGCGTGTCGCCATTGGAATTCACGGCAATGATATCAATTCGGTTATCGAGACATATGACATGATGTCCAGAGGCCTCTTCATCCACGCCACACCAACCCTATTCAACTCGGGTACACCCCGACCCCAAATGTCGAGTTGCTTCCTGATCGCCAACAAAGGTGATTCCATTGATGGCATCTACGGAACCCTCACGGAATGTGCTCAAATCAGTAAATGGGCAGGTGGTATTGGGATGCACATCCACGATATTCGTGCGAATAAGTCTCGGATTCGGGGTACAAATGGTCAATCCGATGGTATTATCCCAATGCTTCGCGTCTTCAACGCGACAGCTCGTTATGTAAACCAAGCTGGTCGTCGCAAGGGGTCCATCGCTGTATACATCGAACCCTGGCACGCTGATATTATGGATTTCCTCGAACTTCGTCTCAACCAAGGTGACGAAGAAGCTCGTTGTCGTGATCTCTTCTCGGCTCTTTGGATCCCAGATCTCTTCATGAAGAGGGTTGAAGAAGGTGGGAACTGGTCTCTCTTCTGCCCCGACAAAGCCCCAGGTCTCTCTGATGTCTATGGGAAGGAGTTTGAAGAATTGTACCTAAAGTATGAAGAAGATGGTCGAGCTAACTCGACCATTCCCGCAGCAGAGCTGTGGAAATCTATTCTCAAGTCTCAATCTGAGACTGGTACACCATACATGCTCTACAAGGATGCCTGTAACTCAAAGTCGAACCAGAAGAACTTGGGTGTCATCAAGAGTTCCAATTTGTGTACGGAAATCATCGAGTACACCGACAAGGATGAGACGAGTGTTTGCAACCTAGCTTCCATCGCTCTTCCCAAGTATGTGAACACAGAGACAAAGTCCTTTGATTACGATGCTCTCCATAAAGCTACGAAGGTTGTCACGAAGAATCTTAATCGTGTCATCGATCGCAACTTTTACCCAGTAGAGACTGCCCGACGCTCCAATATGAAGCATCGCCCAATCGGTCTCGGTGTACAAGGACTTGCAGACGTATTCATCCTTTGTGGCCTCCCCTTCGACTGCGAAGAGTCGCGTCTTATGAATGCGCACATTTTTGAGACTATGTACCACGCAGCCCTTGAAGCAAGCTCAGAACTGGCTGAGATTGAGGGTTCTTACGAGTCTTTCCAGGGATCCCCTGCATCCCAAGGTATTCTCCAACCTGATATGTGGGAAGGTGACACCAAGTTTAGTGACCGCTACGACTGGGACGCCATGAGGGAACGCGTGAAGTCAAAGGGACTTAGGAACAGTCTTCTTATGGCACCAATGCCCACCGCTTCTACTGCCCAAATCCTAGGCAACAATGAATGCTTTGAACCGTACACAACAAACATCTACCTCCGACGCACTCTCGCGGGTGAATTTGTGGTGGTGAACAAACATCTCGTAAATGACTTGAAGAAAGCGGGTCTGTGGTCGAAGGAGATGAAAGACCTGATGGTCAAGGCTGGGGGATCTATCCAAAACATTGTGGATATTCCAGATGACATCAAGAAGCTGTATAGAACTGTGTGGGAGATCAGTCAGAAGTGTATCATTGATATGGCTGCGGATCGTGGTCGTTTCATCGATCAGTCTCAATCTATGAACCTCTTCATGGAGAGTCCCACAATGTCCAAGCTCTCCTCGATGCATATGTACGCGTGGAAGTCAGGTCTAAAAACGGGGATGTACTACCTGAGATCCAAGGCAAAGGCTCGACCAATCCAATTCAGTCTTGAACCAGATTGTGTGGCGTGTTCGGCTTAAAGTTTTAATAGGATATGTATCCAGAAGTCATGGACAAGGCAATCGAAAATATTCAAATCAACCAATTTAACAATCGTAAAATTGTCATCTCTACAAAACAGGGAACACCATTGCGTGTTCAATTCCCTCGGATGTACATGCCCTTCGGTGTCTCGGGTTTCACCCCCGAAGTCGGTCCAACCAAGTACAACATTGATTTCGCAATCAAGGGGTATGATGAGGAAGACAGCTATATGAAAAAGTTTTATGACTCACTCAAGACGTTGGAAGATATGATTATCGATGCAGTTGTCAACCAAAGTGAAACAATCTTTGGAAGTCAGATGACCAAGGAAGAACTCAAGCCAATGTTCAACTCGAATGTCAAAGAATCACCTGATCGCGAACCAAAGTTTCGTGTCAAGGTTGATACGGATATGGATGACAATATCAAGGCGAATGTGTTTAACGCCGACAAAAACCCTATGAAAGATGAAGTGACCAATGGTCTCTATGCAAGAAATTCGGGACATGCTATGGT